TAGTTTATAAGGGTTTACCTAGTGAGTTTTTAAGGGGTTAAAAATACCCCTATATATAGTACCCCCCTTGTTTCCTAGGCGTCCTAGTCACGACCTTGTTACCCTAGTTACTAGGATTTGACCTTGGCACCCTAGTGATTAAATATATAAATCTATGCCCATAGCCCCATATATAAAAAGATATATATAAATATATATGTATATAGATATATCCCTATATAAAGCTATCAATATATATGTATATGCTTATATCGATATATGGACAGGGTTTTTGGGTGAAGAATTGTACCCGTAAGACCCATCCACTACTAACCTAGTAACTGGTCACTAGTGACTAGTTGCTGTTAGGAGGGGGTGGGTCTTGTATTTGGGGAGGAGCATCGGAGTATACCCTTCTATATTTAATTTCTGTAAAAGAGCAGGATGGGATAGTTTCTGGGTTCTAGTTTTTGGGTACTGTATATTTTAAAAAATACAAAAAGAATAGATTATGTTCCTGGTACCTGGTATCTATACTATTCTTATTATATTCTTTTTTTAACTTTATTAACTTTAAGTTCCTGGTTCCTGGGATTATACAGATTTTTGTCAAAAAAGAAAACCCCTATAAGTGGAAGCTAGCCTTATAGGGGTTAAAGGGGGGAATCAAAGTTGCATAGGAGATAACTAAGATTCGAGGTTATTGTATCACACTGTGTCTGTAAATGTTTAAGGTGGTGGAAAGACACAGATTAGTCTAGGGCAACGTACTGAACGGATTGGTCAATGGTGGTGAGGCAAAGCACCACGCCCTAGTTTCCGTTTCCACCTCGTTTATGCTAACATCATCTCTATGGTTAAGATAAGAGGTTGTAGTAGGTGTTTTGGGGCGACTATGCTTACGGATGATGGAGATAAATGTATTATCTGTGGGTATACTGATTATTCAACTGCCCCTACTTACAAGATAAAAAGAAAAGATAATGAAGAAGTAGACACGATTATTGTCCGTAAATATGGTCAGAGGTATCTGAAAGACGGAAAAAGTGTTTACGTGATGACTTTTACTAATGGTCATGGCAATAAAGCTTTAAGATATGAGATGAATTGCCCTTACGAAAGCTGTGGGGAACGCTCTCAATCTAGTAAATATCCAAAGTCAGGCAAGTTTAAGTATAAATGTAGTAAGAAACATATATGGTATCTTATAATGGAAGATGATGAACCAACTTATTGGACTTATAGAGTTAAATCAGGTAACAAATCATCACAATAAAGGTAATAGTTATGGCAAAAAAAGCAGATTCAAGGTTAAAACGAGCGGGCGTTTCTGGATACAACAAGCCAAAACGCACACCTAGCCACCCCACTAAGTCTCACGTAGTAGTTGCTAAGTCTGGTGAACAAGTAAAAACTATTAGATTCGGGCAACAAGGCGTAAGTGGAGCCGGTAAAAACCCTAAAACTGCTAAACAAAAAGCCAGACGCAAATCCTTTAAAGCTCGTCATGGCAAAAATATAGCCAAAGGTAAAATGTCTGCAGCCTATTGGGCTGATAAAGTAAAATGGTAGGAGCTACAAATGCCTAAAAATAAAAAGACTAACCAAAGCAAAACAAAAAAATCTCCTAATTTAAAAGGTGTATCCGTATCTGGGCTAACTACAAGGCAAACTAATGCTATGAAAAAACATTCTCAACACCATACAGTTAAACATTTAAAGCAAATGGTTAAAGAAATGAAAAAAGGCAAAACTTTTAGTGCTTCACATAAATTAGCTATGAAAAAGGTAGGTAAGTAATGCCAAAAGGAAAAGGTACATACGGCTCAAAACGTGGAAGACCATCTAAAAAGAAGAAAGGAATGAAAAGGAGAAGTTACTAATGGCTAGTAACGCTGTCCCAGACATGCCAGGGAATAATCCTGAAGCAATTAAAGCTAGACAAGATTTATTTCTAACAGCGTTTGAAGAATATGGAACTATTGCTCGTGCCTGTGAAGAAACAGGAATAGGTAGAAGCACCTACAAACGTTGGAAACGAGATGATAAATTTGATTTTGTTAGTAGATTTAATGACGTTAAAGAAAACTTTGCTGAAGATATAGAACTGACTTTGTTTCAAAGAGCTAAAGACCCTAAATCTAACCCAGTTATTCTAATATTTGCACTCAAAGGTCTACTACCTGACAAGTATAAAGACAACGCACAGGTAAATGACGAGACTGCTAAAGATATTATGAAAGAACTTAAATCTAAATTTAAAGGTATTAAGTTTGATGAAAGCGAAAGTGCTGAAACTAAAACAGCACAACAACAAGCAGAAGATATATTAAGAGGCAAAAGTGGAGATTAATGAACTAGCTGATTTTATCTATGACAAAGTAGATTTTGCTCCAACTGATTTACAAAAACCAATACTAAAGTCTAGGAAAAGATTTATCTTGGTAGCTGGTGGTGAACAAGCTGGTAAATCTATGGTAGCCTCTAAATATCTACTAGGTAGATTCCTAGAAACAGACGGAGAAGGTTTGTTCTGGCTAGTTGCCGCTGACTACGAACGTACCAGAGCTGAGTTTGAATACCTAGTACAAGACTTCGCTACCCTAGGACTACTAAAAGAATCAACTAAAAGAGTAGACCCAGGCAGAATTGTACTAGCAGACGGCACAAGAATAGAAACAAAGTCTGCTAAAGACCCAAGAACACTAGCTATGAGAGCACCTAATGGCATCATTGGTTGCGAAGCATCACAGCTAGACCTCGAAACTTTCCACAGACTACGTGGTAGATGTGCACCAAAGAAAGGTTGGATGTTTTTAGCGGGTACTTTTGAAGGCTCACTAGGTTGGTATCCACAAATGTACCAATCATGGCAACACTCAGCATCAGTAGACGAACAAGCGTTCTCGTTACCTAGCTATTCTAACCAGTATCTGTACCCAGGTGGTAGACAAGACCCAGAAATACTAGCACTAGAACGAGCTAGTTCTGATGATTTCTTCCTAGAAAGAATAGAAGGTATCCCTAGCCCACCACAAGGACTGGTATTTAATGAAGTAAGACCTGACATTCATGTACGTGACGTAGAGTACGAACCAGATGTACCTGTACATATATGGATAGACCCAGGTTACTCAGAAGCATACGCCTGTGAAATAGTACAGATAGTTAATGACCAAGTAAGAGTGATAGACGAAATCTATGAAAGGAATCTGGTTACAGATGAAATTATAGATATAGCACAATCACGACCTTGGTGGAGAGATGCACAGTTCGGAGTTATTGATATCGCAGGTTATCAACACCAAGCTATGGCTGCACCCGCAGAAGTATGGCTAGAACGAACAGGTATCTATTTTGACTCAGAAAAGATTAGAATTAACGAAGGAACTGAAAGATTAAAGTCGTTTTTAAAGACTGACCCAGTATCTAAAACAGAACCTATGATAATATTTAACCCAAAGTGCGAAGGAATATTATCAGAGTTTGGCGTTAAACCTAATCCGTTTGACGGACAGACTCGTGCGTATAGATGGAAGATGGACAGAGATGGTAATATTGTAGGACAAACACCTGAAGACAGATATAATCATGGTGTTAAAGCAGTAATTTATGGATTAATTAATCGTTATGGGTATGGTTATATTACCGATAATAAAACTATAAAGGTTAGGCAGTGGTAAATGGCTAATTACAAACCAGAAGAAATTATATCGTTAGTAGATAATCATTACGACTTAACAGAACCTATGCGTACACGCATGGATGATGACTACGATTTATATAGATTAGAAGAATTTGACGCAGGTGAAGGCTACCAGTCTTACACCTCAAACGAACCTATGGTATACGCAGACAAACTTATTTCGTGGCTAACTTCTGCTGAAATGGTAGTACGTGTACCTTACAACAACTCAGAAAGAGAACAGCGTGAAAACAATGACGCTAAAGAAAAGTTCTTAATCGGCATTTTAAAATCTGCTGATGAAAGACTAACTAACAGATTACAACCTACAGTAAGAAAACAACTATCTTGGTACATCACATTACGTGGTTGGTACTCAGGTAGAGCCTTACTGGTTAAAAATAAAAAGGGAGAAACATATGTCGATATTCAACCTTGGGACCCGCTCCATACTTATTGGGGTGAAGGTGCTGATGGTTTGTCGTGGGCTTGTTACAAATCTAAGAAATCTCCTTCAGAAATTAAATTAACTTACGGAAAAGACATGGGTTCAGTTGATGATACAGATGAACCTATTGATGTCTATGATTTTTATGACAAAGAAGACAACATTGTTTGTACCGATTCAACTATTTTAAAGAAAAGAACTAAACATGGAGCTAATGAAGTTCCTGTATTTCTTGGGCCGGTCGGTGCAACACCCATGATTCAAGCTATAACAGATACTAGAAACCAAGATACCATAGAGGATTTTGGTGAATCATGCTACAAATCAACCAGAGACTTATTTGAAAAACATAATTTTATGATGAGTGTTATGTTAGAACTTGTAGCTCGTTCACGAAGACAAGGACTAAAAGTTAAGTCTCGTGACGGAACTAAAACACTGGAAGAAGACCCATACAAAGAAGGCTCAGAGATTGCTCTTGGTCAGGGAGAAGACGTTGAACCTCTAGGACTATTAGAGATGGCTAGAGAGTCAGGCGTATTCATGGGACTTGTATCTGGTGAAATGCAGAGAGGTGGATTACCACACTCTATTTATGGACAATTAGAATTTCAATTATCAGGGTTTGCAATAAACACACTAAGACAAGGTGTTGAGTCACAACTTGCACCTAGACTACAGTCACTTGAACGTGCGTATATGTGCATAGCTAAAATGATTACAGACCAGTATCTTACTGGTGCATACAAAGCTGTTGAAGTTAGTGGTAAAGACAGGAACAGAATGTATTTCTCTGAAGAAATAACTGTCGATATTATTAAGAACGCAGGCGACCCTGAAATAGAATTTATCGGTCAGTTGCCACAAGACGATATGACAAAGATGTCAATGGCACAGATGGCACGAGAAGGACAAACCCCACTCTTGTCAGATACGTTTATACGTGACCATGTACTTGGTTTGCAGTCTGCTGACCAGATGGATGACGCAATTAACGCACAGATAGCAGAAAGAACTTTACCTGAAGCTACACTGTGGACAATGTTACAGGCAGCACAGAGACAAGGCAGAGATGATTTAGCTAAGTTCTATCAAGGTGAACTTGAAAGATTGTTCTTAGTTAAAGGAATGGAACAGGCTCAAATGATGCAACAGGCTGGAGCTATGGCTCAAGGCGTACCTGCACCACAACCACAAGAGGGTTCACCACCTCCACCACAAGGAATGGGTGGCGGCCCAACTGCTTCCCCTCAAGTAATGCCTAATGCTATGATGGGTGTACCACCTGTAGCTCCGACTGCTCCTCCCGGTCCGGCAGTTCCTCCCGGAACTCCTAGACCCGGAGCCCAAGACCCAGTTACAAGATTAGAACAAGAAGGATTGATACCACCAGAGGAAGGTGCATAAATGGCAAGTTATTTTGATGACTTTTTAGATATGGGTGACACTCAACCAATAAAAGTTGATGACCTTCCTGACGCTTTTGCAAGTTTACCTACTCTTGGTAATTTGCCACCAGATGTTGCAAGCAACGCTATAACAAGTGCTTTAAAGGGACAAAAGGAACAAAATCTTGCTACTACACCTTTAACATCAATATTAGCTAGTACTGTACCAGGTGTTACAGATATAGGAGAAGAAATATCAAAACTTGACCCTTCTAGGCAACTAGAAATATTTAACGCTGCTAATGCTGATTTGATAAATGCTGAATTAAGAAGAACTAATCGTTTTACACGAGGTGATGTAACAGAACCAACATTTGATTTAGACCCTGTTAGAGAAAGAACAAGAGAAATTGCAGAAGAACGAGCACTACAAAATGCTTTTGACCAATTTACAGGAACATTTCAACCTATTGACCCAACAACAGGACAACCAGTTGGAGAACGAGTACCAAATCCTGTGCCAACTCCTGACGCTCCTCAATATACTTTTGGTATGGGTAGTATGGCTCCACCTGAACCTAGTCCTTTTGCATATTATGGTATACCAACAGTAGCAAAAGCTTTATTCCCTGCTTTCTTTGACTCAGAAGAACCAGAAACTAGACTAGAATTTGTACCTAATTTAACAGGTAGATTAAATCCTGATGACAGATTAGTAAATGGAGTATTAGGTCAATTTCTACCTGTTCCTACTGGAGCAGGACTTGCTCCTATAGGAACTCCCCCACCTCCAGGAGCTATGGAAGATGCTGCAGCAAGAGGTTCAGCACCAAGAATAAATATTGAAGATGCTTTTGACAGAGCTAGATTTGACGCATCAACAACAGGGAATCAATTTGGAATTACTGGATTAGATACAAGGCGAGTGCCAACAATATCAGAATTAGCTGCTATGCAACCATCACAAGTTGCTCCACTTCAAACTCAAGCTGGAATTACTGGATTGGACACAACACCAAGAGTAACGCCAATAACTGATGATGATGGAGCAGAAGGAATAGTTCAGACAGGTGGTTATTCTGCAGAAGATGCACTTAAACAATTAAGTCAAGATGAACGCTATAAAGATTTATTTAATGAAGATGGTACTGTAAATGAAGAAGCAACAGAAGAAAGAGCAAGAGCAGCTATTGATTCAGTTACTCAAGGACAATCTACTACATCAAAAGTTAATATGAAAAAAAATATTAACTTTTCAGAAACTCCTACTGAAGGAAGAATAGAATCATTTGATAGAAATGGTAATTTAGTTGAAGGTGGAAATTCTCTTTATATATATCGTAATGGAGAATGGATATACAGAGGAGAAAGAGGTAACTTAGCTGAAAGTGATGCTGATTTCTTTGCTCGTCTTGATGACCAAACAGAAGCTCCACCATCAGCTCAACCATCAGCTCCAGGAGCTACATCCCAATTCCCAATAGCTCCATCTTTTCAACCAACTATAAACCAATTTGGACAGCCAGTAGTACAAGCTACAGGACAACCAATGCAAGAAGTTATGAGAGCTCCTACTACATATGGTGAAGTGTTGGGTGGTACTCCAATGCAACCAATGACTACAACAGGTGGATTTTATGATGACCTATACCAACAGTCATTATCTCCAGTAGAAGCTTTTAAAGCATATCAATTATCTCAATTCCCTGGTGCTTCTTTAGGTAGTAGATTAGCTGCACAAGATGCGTTAGGTTCAGGATTTGACCCAGCGTTTGGTAGATTCTTACTTGGTAGTGCGTCAGGCAGAATAGCTCCAACCTTTGAAACTGTAGATGGTAGTAGTGGATTTGGCAAATACTTAAGAGATAGACAACGAGCAGACTTATCACAGGTTAGACAAGAGTTTGCTAATCTTGGAGCTGCATTACGAGGATATACTCCTGGTGGTGCTCTTGACCCAAGATTTGCTTCATACTATGAAACATTTGGTGACCCATCTGACCCATCAGGTTTAAAGGATAGTGTTTTAAGAGCAGCACAAGCTGCACTTGGTACACGACAAAGAACTGGTGCATTAGGAAATATTTATGATGTTATGCAACAGCAATACGGAGCAGGAGCAGGTTCAAGATTTGCAGACTTTGTTAGTGGAGCTTTTGCCCAACGACCAATGGTACAACCAATGCAATCGTTTGCTCCAACTACGTCTAATTTTTTGGCACAATCACAATCTAACCCTTATTATGGTGTAAGTTCAACAAGTGCGATGGCTAGACAACAGCCTGTAGTTACACCAGAGCCAACTTTGTTTGGTGGAACAATGGGATATTAAGGAGTTAACATGGCTAACTACAATACATTTGATGACTTTTATGAAACAATGCTTGAGGCAGAACCTCAAACAGCTTACATGGGTGCAGTTGGTAGTCAGACGTTTGGTCGTTCATTACCAGACCCTACACTAGATAGAGCACGAGCAGGATTTAGAAATCAGTTTAGTGATGTATATAATCAGTATCTTGGTCAACGAGGTAGGGAATTATCTAGTAGAACAGACCCATCTAAATTAACTACGTTTTCTAGTTTCTTAGAAAATTATCCATTTACACAAAGATACTCGGCTATGACTCCTTATCAAAGAGGTACATCTATGAGTAGGTTTAATCCGAGTACAAGGTTTATCTTTTACTAATGCCACACATCCCAGGACATGAATACTCTCCTCAAAGGAGGTTGTCTTATGGTCGCACTTCTCAACCAGTAACACCACCAGTACAACCAGTATCACCACCTGTTCAACCACAACCTGTAGAACAGGACAGAGGATTTTTGTCTAATATTTGGGATGAATATTTACAGCCCGGTTTAGAAACAGCTGTACAACTACCTGGTATAAAACAAACATTACAAGGACTAGAAGCAGTACAACAAAGAGCTGTTATTCCTGCAGTTAGTAGATTAATAGAACCTGTACCAATTAGATTTGAAGAAAGACCTGATGCTCCTGAAGTTCCATGGTATGACATACCTGGGCAATATGGTAGAGGAGATATAAGTTTAAATTTTGACCAATACGTTACTCCTGAAGGTAGATTTTCTCCAGCAGCGTTAGTTGACCAAATAGGAAACTTAAATCCTGCAAATGTTGCATTAGAAGTAATAGGAGAAAACTTAAATAGAGACTTTGACATATTTGAACCAGAAACAAGAAGAAGTCAAAATGTTCAAGAAGAAGCTCGTAAACAAGAACAATTAACAGGCAAACCAGTTACTCAACGTGACCTTAGAAAAATAGAAGAAGACTTATATAAATTACCACCTGGAGTTAGAGGGTTTGCAGAAGAAGCTCCTTGGTTATTTTTACCACCTGCTAGAGTAGCCAGAGCTTCTGCACAAGCAGCACGTACTGGTGCGTTAGGTGCAAAGTCTCCAACAGCTAGAGCAGCTTTACGAGCAACAGAAGTAGCTTTAAAACCAGTTGAATTAATAGAAGAAGGATTAGCTAAAGTTATTGAAGCTCCTTTTAGAGTTGTAGGTAGGGGAGCTCAAGGTGTTAATAGAGTAATTAATAAAAACCAGTTAAATAATTTAACTCAAAGAGGATTAGTTCATGGAGATAATATTATAAGAGATAAAAGTTATGTTGCTGAAAATGGTAACGCATTATCACCATCAAGAAAATTATTTGAAATTAATAATACCTTTGAAAGAAAAACAGGTATACAAAATAGATATATTTTAGAACCACGAGTTGTTGACGAAGAAACAAATTTATATTTAAAAATTAATGATGATGCTATTGTTCCTGATAGAGTACGTATTAACACCAATGAAGAAATGGCTAATATAAGACGAGCTCCTTACATTTCTAATAGAAGACAAGAAATATTAACAGAAGCATTAGATAGACCTACTACTAGAGAAGAAGTTCTTGATTTTAATTTTAGAAGACCTGAAGATATGGGTGTTCAATCGTATAGTCAAAAACTTGCACAATCTCCTGTTGGTAACAGAGTATCACCAGTTATAAAAGCATTTAACAATTCTAGAGTTAAACAATCATTAGACAGAATAGGCACTCAAGCAGAAGATGTTATTACTAAACGTATTAAAGATAGGTTTCCTAAAATAGGTAATGCAGATTGGTATGTTAAATTTTTACGAATTGCACATGATGGCACAGCTCCATTACGTATTATTATTGACCAAGCTGGAAAAATAGCTGAAGCACGAGGGGCAAACCCAGGTAGAATATTAGAGTTAGGTAAAGAACTTTCAACTTTACCTTCACAAATTACTAACAGTATAAATAAAGCAACAACCAGAGCAACTAATCGTATAACAAATTTTTATAGAGATTCTCTTGAACCTGCAATAGATATGGGTGTTAGTGCTAATGATATTGATAATTTAGCTAGGGCTCAAAGGTATCTTGAAATATTAGTTAATAACCCAAAAAGAAAAATTCCTAAATTTAAATTTACTAATCAAGAACCTATCCAACCTACTAAAGCTCAACTAGATGACATAGTTGATTTAGAAAATGGTAAAACTCTTGATGGCGTTTCGTATAAAAAGATATATAGCGAACAGCAAATGCAAGCTCTTTCTGATGCTGTTGAAGGGTTACAAAATATTCATAGAGAAATTCGTAAAGATTTATTTGACGAAGGAATTATTGACGAAGTTACTTTTAATAAATTATCTGATTATAATTTTTATGCTCCTATTGATTATGTTGATGAATTAGATATTGGGGCATTTGCATCAAGAACTAATAAAAAGGGTAAAAATGTTGTTGATGATGGTATTAAAAAATTATCAGATGATATTAACGAAAACAACATTATGGATTCTTTAATTGGTGGAAATTTATTTTCAAGTATTGCAAGAAACGAAATTAGAATCCAAAATAATAAAGTTACAAAAAAGTTAGCTAAATTATTAAAAGATGAATTAGGTCTTAAAGATGTCTCAGAGGAATTTGTTACTGAGGTTAAAGATTCTTCAGGTAGGTTGACAGGAGAAGAAAAATTAAAACGTATTAAATATGATGATGGCTTAGGAAGTAGTTATTTGTCTTATTACGAAAATGGGCAACGTGTAGTTTTAGGTGATGCAAATGGAAATGTTATTCCTAAAGAAATATGGCAATCTATTAATGGTAGAAATGGACTTGCATTAAAAGGTGAAAATGAAATTAACTCTATACTAGCTATGTCTAATGGTTGGTTTAGGTCTATGTTTACAACATATAACCCATTGTTTTGGATTCGCAATATGTTAATAGATGCTACAACTGCTGGTATTAAAGGTGGATTATTACCAACAGATGTAGGTAGAGCTTTAATGAGAGACTTTGTATCAATAGCAAAAAATAAAGAAGATAAATTAATTGCTTTAATGAGAGATTCTGGTGGTTGGGCTGGAGATGGATATATTGGATTAGATAAAATTCAAACTCGTATTAGGCGAGAGTTAGCTAGAGTTGACCAAACAAAAGGTGCAAAAATAGTTACTAATCAAAAACAATTAGATAATGCGTTAAGGCAAAATTCTTTTGATACGTTAAAAAATACTTTTAGGCGTGTTGGTGGAGCAATCGAATCTGCACCAAGACAAGCAGTATTTAAACGTTCTTTAGAAAAACAATTAGGAAAAGATGAAGTAAAAAGAATTTTGAATTTATCTGATGAACAATTTCAAATAGAGATGTTTACTAATTATAGAAATACAGGAACAGGATTTGTAAATAGTCCACAAGCTCAAAAGGCAGCAGCTAACAGTTTAGAAGCTACATTAGATTTTAGTCGTGGTGGACAGGGAATTAAATATTTAAATAACTACATTTTATTTTTAAATGCAGCTATGGAAGGATTTAAAGTACCAGGTAGGGCACTAGGAATTGATTTAAGTCCTGTAATTAGACCTGTTAAAAATCCTACAGCAAATGGAAACACATTTGAATTTGGAAGTTTATCTGAACAATTAAAAAAATATATGACACTTGGTATTAATAATAGAGGTATATCTGGGCAAACTTTTGATGTAGTAGGTGGCGGCCCTTTAGCTACAGCATTAAGAATGGGTGGATTAATAGGTTCATATTTCGTTATCCAAGAAACATGGAATAAATCTTTTAAATTTGAAGGAACTCCTTTATATTACGATATTCCTGAGTACATTAGATACAACAGTATGATATTTATGTTGCCACCAGAAAAAGATGAAAATGGTGATTTAATTCTTGACCCAGTAACAGGAAGACCTAAACCTAATTATTTAGTTATTCCTCATAGATTACGAGAATGGAATTTACCTTTTCAAGCTGCAACATTAACATCAGAATCAATGGATGAAGTAGAATCAGCTCCTGATATGTCTAAATGGTGGGCACAAATTGGTCAGTCTACTTTACCTGTATCTGAAGTACCTATGCCAGAAGTATTTACTGTAGGTACAGAATTAGTTAGTGGATATGATACTTGGAGAAAAAGTCCTATTGTGCCTGAAGATGAACAAGAAGGCTTAATACAAGACCAGTATGACCAACAAACATCTAAATCTATTCGTGAAGCAGCAGGTATATTAGATGACGTTCCTGCTCCTGAACCTATTGCAGATGTTATTGGTAGCCCTAGAAGGTTAGAACATTTATATGAAAGTGTGTTTGGTGGTGTTGGTACAACAATTACAGATGTAAGTGATTATGTAATAAATGTGTTTAATGATTTACGTAATGCTGAACCTAGACCTATGGAAGAACAAGTTGCTAAGTTTAGAGATGAAATGAATCAAACAGAACGTACTGAATTTATTACTAGTTTAACTGACAAAGAATATAAAGACTTTCAAAAAGAATTAAAAGAACCTAAAAAAGGTGTTCCATTTATTACTGCTTTAGGTCAGTCATTTAACCCTCAAAGAGGTGGAGCTATCTTTAGAGGAAGACAAGAAAGACTACAAGATGAATTTGGTTTTTCAGCTAAAGAAACAAGTAAAGCTATAGAAATAGCTAGAGAAGTTAATTTTGAATTAAAATTAGAACAAGATGAAAACGATAAAAAATTAAGTGCTTGGAGACAAGGGGGAAGAGGAGAAAGTGTATTATCTCCTTCTGAATGGCGTGAGGCTCGTTCTGCTAAATACGATAAGTATGAAGGTGCAATGATAGGTATACAAAAAATGTTTAAAAATTCTGTTCAAGCAGGTACGCCAGAAGAAAGGGAAGAATATTATGACCGATTATATAACGCATCAGTTGCTGGTAAAAATGGTATTAATTTATTAGTTGCAGAATTTAAATCTATTAAATTAGAGGAAACTCCTGACGCATCAGATTGGGATAAATACAATGCAACTAGAAATGATTTTAAAGAAAACATTAGATTAAGGGCACAAACTGAAGGTGATAATACTTATAATGAATTTATAAGAAGACTTGAAGCAGACGATACAGAAACAGAAAAGATATATCAAAAAGCAAGTGAACTTTTATCTGAGTACTGGAGTATAGGAAACAGTCTTGATGATTTGTATTCTGGTTATAGTGCTAGGTATCCTCAAATAGCTCAACAATGGAATGACTATTTAAATGCTGACACAGGAACAAAAGCTCAGTTAAGACGTAGTAACCCACAAATAAATTCATTAGTTAAAAGACGTAGTGATTTAAGAAAACTATATGTTCAAAGAAGTTCTCCTGTAGTAGATGAAACTTTAGCTTTTTGGTACGGAGATTTTTATAGTCCTGTAACGCCAGGTGGCAGAGAAGTAATAAGTAGAATTTATGGCAGAGCTCCATCAACAACAGCAATTTCAAACGTAGGGTTTATTCCACGTTGACATTAGATGTATACTATAAATTAAATTATATGAGGTATTAATAATGGTTAATCAGGCAGAACAAGATAACACAAGTAGTGTTGAAACTACTCAAGACAATAATAATGGAGACACATTAGTTGATGTAACTTCAGAGTTTGAAGGAGCTAACACGTTTGAAGACACTCCTACTCCTACAGAAGAAACAACTGATACTCCACCCCCACCTGAAAATGTAGAGACTCCAACAGAAACAACAAAACAACCTGTTGAAGCTCAACAAGCAAACACTACTACTGAGACTCCTGAAGCTCCTATCATCCCTCAAGAAAACAATGAAACTACAGAACAACGATTGAGAGAACTTGAAACTAAAAATGCTCAATACGAACAACAACAACAGCAATCTCAACTTCAAGCACAAGCATCACAGTATGCTCAACAATTAGAAAGACAAGGTTATTTGCCAGACCAAGCAAATCAAATTGCTACTCAATGGATGGCACAACAAAGTCGTGAATCACAGTTGTTAGAACAACAACAGCAACAACTTAAATACGTACAAGGGCAAGCTGCAGCAGCAGAACACTTTGCTACTAAGTATGATTTAAAGTTAAGCGACCTTGCAGAATTAAAGAAATATGACTCTCCTCAATCTATGGAAGAAGCTGCAAAACGCATCAAAGACATTAGAGCTAAAGATGCAAGAATAGCAGAACTAGAATCAAAGCTAGTACCACCACAGGAATTTGACAGTAGTCAAAGTACACCAGGTGCTTCTAATAGTGAGGACAGTTGGTTAGACAAATACAATTCAGGTGACAGGTCACCTAACGCACTCGCCGCAGCACGAAGGGCTGCAGGTTTAGGGTAGTAGTTGTTTAACAAAAACAGTGGCACGAAGGGTTACTGATTGAAATAAAACTTAATATTTAATCAGGAGGGCTATCATGGCTCAAACATCAACAACTGGCAATTTAGAAAATGCCCAAAGAATAATACTTAGTTCAGCTCGATATACAGAAGAGCACAATGCACCTGCATTAGCACTTATAGAACAGTTTAGTCTGCCATCAGGTTCTAAAACAGTTACTGTACCTAAAGTAGGACAAATGACAATGAGTGACCTACAAGATGGTATAGACATTGTAGATGAAGAAGATATCGGAATGACAACAGTTGACCTTACAGCTAGTGAGGTTGGTGCTAAAGTTATTCTTACAGATAAACTTGTACGACAATCAGCCGACAATGTTTTCTCAATTATTGGAAGACAGCTTGGTGATGGTATGGCTAGAAAGAAAGATAAAGATGTTATCGCTCTTTACACAGGTTTAAATGGTGGTACTAACCTTGGAGCAGACGGAAGAAACTTTAATGCTGCTAACGTACACGCTATTGTTTCTAACGCTAAAGCAAACAAGTTTGGTTCTCAACTATATATAGTTCACCACCCAAATGCTGTTGCAACTCTATCTAAAGAAGCAGCAACAACTGCAGGTAACAACGCTGAAATTACATCAGGTTGGTCAGCAGATTTGCTATCTAACTTCTATAGTGGGTTACGACCAATTAATGGTGTTCCAATCTTTGAAGATGGAAACATTGAAAAGGATGGAAGTAACGACTCAGGGTATGGTGTTATTGCTGACAAGACTGCATTAGCAGCTCTTACTAGCGTAGAGACTAGAACTGAAAGGCAAAGAGATGCTTCTCTTAGAGCTACTGAAATTGTAATGACAGCAGATTATGGTGTCTTTGAATTAGATGACAGTAAAGGTGCTCCAATATTATTTGAAATTGGTGACTTAGCAACTTCTTAAGGAGTAATAAATGGTAGGAATAACTGAACGTAATAAACAAAAGTTAGAATTAGCTAACGCTGGTTTTGCTATGAAATATATAGATGATTGGCAAGCTAAAACTACGTTGTATAGACATAAACCTAGTTATAACAACGAAGGTGAAATTAGTGGAGCTGTTGGTACTACTATAACTGGAGTACCTGGCAACCCTGATTATGTATTACGTAAAGCTAAGATAGGGTTGTTCCCTTGGAAACCTGCTGAAAGTTGTGAATGTCAATGGTGCAGAGAAACTGATTGGAAAGCTTTAGAACCACAGACTGTTACAGGCTTTTGTGACATTTGTGGTTTTAAAGCAGAAGCTAAAAACACTTCTGGTTTAGGAGCTAAATTAGCGTTCCATAAGAAACAATGCAAAGAATCAGCAAAGTCTGATGTATAATAGAATCCTGAAAGTTGTAAAGATTGACCGAGGCTTTCAGGGTTCTTAAAATAAAATCGGTTGGTCGCAGGGGGTAAACCCTGTAAATTAATAAACCTTTAGGAGGTTTGATATGTCTTTTAATCCAGTTCAAGGTGGTCGATATGGTTTTGAAAAAATAACCACATCTGACCAACGACAAGTTCTTGGTGCAGAAATGGCGTTCCCTGATGGCAGAAAGTTTCGTTACGTAGCTAACGGAGGAACTGCAATCGGAGAAGGTTTAGTTGTAGCTTCTGAAGCTCCAGCAGGTAATCATGATGAAGACTTGGTGATTACAACTAGTCCTTCAGTAGGCGATACTACTATCAGTATTACATTAGGTGGTACAGCAGCAGCTAAAGATTTGTATGCAGAAGGATACTTATTCTTTAACTTAGCTAGTACTACTCCACACGAAATGTACAAAATTAAAGGTCATCCTTTGATTGCATCTAGTGGTACTGGAGTAATTACAATAGATGAGCCTGATGGATTTCAGACTGCAATAACTGCAGGTACTGATACAGCAGGTCTTATCAAGAGTCCATACAAGGACATTGTTGTTGCTCCTGCTGCTGTTGCAGGTAGATTTGTTGGTGTAACTTGTGCTGACCTAGAAGCTGACTATTATGGTTGGGTTCAGGTAGCAGGTATGGCTACAGCTAAAATTGATGGTACTCCAGCAGTTGGTACACTAGTAGGTGCAAGCTCAAACCACGCAGGTCAATTACTTGCTGTTGGTGCTGACACTACTCCTGCTCTTGCTCGATTACATGGTAAAGCCGGTGTGGACAATGAGTTCCATACTGTAATGCTAATGAACCTATATTAAATTGGGTTCTATCGAACTTTGGACACCTCAAGGCTCTACTTACGTAGGTGGTGATACTGCCGGTACTAATGCAGAGACTGGGGTGTCCATTGTTGTGCATACGTTTCAATTTAAAGACCCTGAGACAGGTCGTTCTCAGGTAGTCAAAATTCCTGCTGACCCAGATATTTCTAAGGCACACATAGAAGATATGGCAGCTCAAGCACTTGAGAACTTTTTAATTGAGTGTAGAGTTAAAGACAAAAAGAAACCTATTACTGCTGAACAAAGAAAACAAATAGGCAAACAGCTAGAAGAATTTAGACGATATGCAGAGAAACGTAGAGAAAGTACAAACAATAGAATATATTATAGAGGTATTTAATGGTCAATAACAATGAGGCAACTAGTGAGTTTAAATTAACAACTGAAGATATTAATGTAGCATTTCAAGCTCATCCTGAAGCTGCACAGACAGCACAAATAAATTTGTTAAAAAGATTAATTGTTGAAAAAGATAATTTAATTACAAAACAATATGCAGAATTAGCTGACTTGCAACAGAAGTTAGATAAACAGATAGATAAACAGTTAGCTAAAGGAATTGCTGACAAATGAGGTTAAGTTATGCCTGTACAAGGAAGAACACGGAAACAACTTAGGCAGTCCATAGGTTTTAACCTAGGGGCGTTAAAAGCTGGTACTGCTACAGGTGGCACTAACAATACTCTTATAGACGTTAATACGTTTAGAGGTGGGGATGATACTTACAATGGTAAGTTAATTCTTGTTACTGATGCTAGTGATGGAACTACTCAAACTACTCAATATGTTAATGACTACACAGCTAGTAATAACACTATTCAGTTTCAACAAAATGCTAGCTTTACTGTAGCTA